CCTTACACAACCTCCTTAATGAGATAAGTGCTACACCATTAGAAGGCGTCAGCAATATGCTTTCGCACATCCTGTAAGGGAGGACGATTATGGTATCTCTACCAAGCATCGAGCTCGCCAAACTGGTTGTAGTGACTGTCCCAATAAACCCGAGCATAAAGTGGAATTTCTTCTACGATATGCGCAAGTGGATTGAGTGCTCCGGAATAGAGTGGACTGTAGCGAGGTTAAAATCTATCTACACTGACTTGGTCCGTGTTAAGGCTGGTTTACCACCAGTGTCTGACTACGTTGCCAAGAAGGTAAATGGCTCCTTTAAGGGGTCAATTGGTGCCCTCTTCGCCATTGCTTCTAGATCTGAAGCAAATTTTCGTTCTGTAGTGAACCTTTTACGGGTTTACACGGTGTTCGTAGCTCCATCATTTACTGATGAGCAACGCCGTAAGTACGAATCTGGCGTACTAGCCAAGCCTGTTTTTGTTGGTCGGAAGTACTTCTCTTTGATCCGTGAAGGATCTAAGTATCTCCCCTCCGATCTTCAGAAACCTGTCCCACGTCGGTTACTAGACTTAGGGGTCTCTTGGGGTTCAAATGCCCCACTCCTAAATAACGCTTATGGCGCAAGTAGGATGGTTTATAGCCGTCCGGCTCCACAAACCGTTATCGACTGTGTCGACAGCATAACCTGGAGTCCAGGAAACTGGACTATGTTTAGTAAACATAAGGCGCTGTACGATCAGGCGCTTCTGGGTTTAGAGGGAATAAGGTTCATGTCCTATGAACCGTTTGGTACCTGGGAGCCACCGAAGTACTGGTGGCGACGTCCAACTCTTGTTGGTCGTATATCTTTTAACCAGGAACCAGGGTATAAGGCTAGGACGGTTTCTTCACCGCTCCTGCTTCACCAGGCAGTAATGTCTGGCCTCGAGGATGTCCTCTTTGGAATCCTTAAGGAACTACCCTGGGATTGCACTTTCAATCAGAGTAAAGCTTTTCCTGCCATTCAGGCAGCCTTAGCAGACGGATCTATGGTTTATTCCTGTGATCTCTCGAGTGCTACCGACTTATTCCCGCTTGAGCTACAAACGTATCTTCTCACTTGTATGGGATTCAACGATTATGCTTCTCTTTTTGAGGATCTTAGTCGCTCTGAATACATGCAACCTGACGGAACCCTAATCAAATGGACCAAGGGGCAACCCTTAGGCTTACGAGGGTCTTTTCCCTTGTTTGCTTTGACACATGGGCTCTGTCTACTAGGACTGGCTGGTTCCTATACCAACCAATTCTTTATCCTAGGAGACGATATCGTCATTCTGGATGCAGATCTTTATGTTAAGTATCGTAAGATGCTTAACGATTTTGTATGCAAGGTTTCTGAGGCGAAATCACTAGCGTCTCGTGAACTTGCTGAATTTGCTGGTTACCTAATCACCTCTACTGGTTGGTATTTACCTCCCAAGTATAAGGGTATCACTGAAGATAATGTGGTACGCTTCTTGAGTGTGACTGGGCGCCGGGGATATGCTCTCTTGCCTGCTTACCTGAAAAGGGAAGTAGATACAAGATTGGCTTCCTTACCCAAAAGCCGTGGTGGCCTCGGGTGGGATAACTCTGACGTACCTGAGGAGGTACGTGCAGACCTATACGATCTTGAGTGTAAAGGGCGTTTCAAAGCGCCATCACCACAAAGGGATAGTATGAGGAAAGTCCAAAGACTCATTTACGAGTCCAAGGCAATCTCTATGGCTCTTTTGAAGACAAGTTACCAAGTCGACATTGAGCCTATGTCTGATAAGGACATGCGCAAGGAATATGCAAAGATGGTGCAGGGTACTTACGCTGCACTAGCATCTGGGTCTTTACCCATTGGTGCTATCGATGCAAATGTGAATCTCCTCCGCCTGCAAAGGCAGATGGAGATCATTCCTGGTGACCGAGCATTTCACGAGGTTCCTACACATCCCTCTAAGGATGCTATAAAACCCGTGAGACGGGCTCTACGTGCCCTAACAAAAGTGATTACACGTCGTTAGACCAGTTCGAGCA